GTAGATCTCGTTCAGCCCCTCGTAGGCGAGGCGGAACCGCATGGGTCCTTCCGCCCACTGCGCGCCGTCGATGATGTCGCGGTGGGAGCGCCCGTCGTAGAGCGACGGGTCCGGGATCTCATCCGTCCGGTGCCGCACGCTCTCGGAGACGATCTCGATCTTCTGCGTGGCGGCATCCGGGGTGCCGTAGGCGGCCTGCGCGCCGATCTGCACGAAGCTCTTGTGGCCCTGGCCTGGATTCGCCATGACTCAACCTCCTCGCCCGCTCAGGGCGCCGTGTGTTCCGAGTTGAAATCGAAGTAGAACGAGACGACGCCGGCGCTGAACCCGGCGCGATCCAGGTCGCGACGCGGCGTGAAGGTGACGGGCACGCCCATGCCGTAGCCGGTGAGTTCCTGGAACGTGCCCTCGGCTGCCCACAGCGCGCGGAGGACGTCGTTCATCAGCTTGCGGAGCTCGGCGGGGCCGCTGCCGGTGTCCTTGGCGAACCCCACCACGGCGAGGTTCATGCGGCGGGCGTGATCGGATACGGCGATGGCGTCGTCGCCCGATCGCTCGACGGTGTCGACGTGCTCGAGGTAGAGCTGATGGGCGAGGTCCGGCAGCTCGTCGCCGGGAGCCCCTTCGGTGGCGTCGGGCGGGTTGGTGTGCCACTCGGTGGGTCCGGCGCTGCCGATCTTCGCAAGCTCGGTGAGCACCGCGGCGATGATCAGGCTCTCCTTCGGGGTCGGCGGGGCCATCAGCTGGGCCTCACGAGGAGGCGGGTGAGCGCGCCGTCCCCGAACTGCTGGGCGGTGATGACGAAGTAGCCGACGCCCTCCACGGTGATGGTGTCTCCCCTCTTCAGCGCCGCGAAGGGCGTGGTCTCGACGGTTACCGTCCGCTGCTTGCCCGTGAACGTCTCGTTCGCCGTCGTCATCAGCTCTTCGTCGGCGACGTCGACGATGCCCTTCTTCGAGACCGCGCCCCAGACGACCGGGACACCGAAGTCCGCCAGCATGGTCGGCAGATCCGGTGTCCCGAAGTACGTCATGGGTCACGAGCCGATCAGCCGGAGTACTTCTTCCGGCCGATGAACGCGAGGCCGAACGGGAACGCCGGGTTCGAGGTGCCGCCGATCACCCAGTTGCCGCGGAGGTAGCGCTTGCGCTCGCTGACGTTGAAGTGCCGGATCTGCACTCCCGCGGTGGTGGTGACCTGCGTGAAGTTGGTGCCCTCGGCGTAGGCCGCCGCCGGCACCGCGGTCCAGGTGGAGTTGTCGTCCGACTCGTCGAGCGTCACTTCGAGCGTCGGACTCGAGCCGGCGGTCGCAGCGCCGGCGTCCAGCACCACCGTGGCGGTGCCTTCGTAGTCGAGGAGGTCCACGCCGGTGCCCTGGGCGGTGGCGGTGCGGGACAGGCACACGGCCAGCGCGCTGACGAGCGCGGCCGCGAGCGCGTGAAGGGTGTTGCTCATCGTCGTCTCTCCTTGGGCCCGGAGGCCCCGGTTGTGGTACCGGCTCTCGCCGGCGCCGTCAGTGTCTCGGTCGACTGCGCCCGCTCGACCGCTCGGGCGTCTCGGTGGGCATTGCGGCCGCCGGGCCTTCCGGAGCCGATGCTTCCGCTTCGGCCACCTCGGGGGCGGTCGCTTCCCCTTCGGCAGCTTCGGCGGTCGCGGGCTCCGGAGGCCTGACCGCCGGCGGAGGGGGTTCGGCGTGCGGCGCCACGAGACCGAGCCGGGTGCGGTAGGCGCCCTCGCGCTCCTCGAGGTCGACAACGTCGCCGACGTCGGCGACGTTGTTCGGTCCCCCCAGGTGGTGCCGGCTCAGGACCTTGAACTTGGGCATCGGTGAACCTCCGAACCGCCGGCGCCGCGCTCGAGGGCGGGCGCCGGCGGCAGGTTGGCCTTACAGCGGCTTGGCGTTGTCGGCCACGCAGAAGGCGCCGATCTGGGTGAAGACCACGTCGCCCATGGAGTACGAGTTGAGGCGCACCATGGCCGAGGCGCCGTCGGTGAGCTCGTCGAGCACCAGCTCGAGCGCACCCCACAGGTTGATGTCGCAGTACTCCCAGTTGCCGAAGCCGAGCGCATGCTCGTCCGAGCCGGCGCCGAGGGTCTTGCTGGCCTGGGTGGTGCCGATCGCGCGGTAGCCGCCGATGTCGCCCTCCGAAGCCGGGCCGGTCCAGATGAACTGGGAGCCCGCGGCGGACGCCATCAGGGTGGCCTTCAGCCGCCACGCGAGGAGCGCGGTGGTCACCCAGCCCATGCGCCCGAGGTCGGCGTTCTGGTCCGAGATCTTCCCGCCCATCTCCGTGAGCTTGGGCCACGTCGGCGTCACGTTGCTCATGTCGACCGACTGGATCCCGGGCAGGTTGTAGAGCCCGGTCGGCTGGTTGGCGGCGCCGCTGCCGTGCAGGCCGTTGCGGTCGAGGCAGAGCGCGTGGCCGGTGCCGAGGCGGAAGCGCATGCGCGCCTCCCCGAGGCCGCCGGTCATGTGCAGCCACTGCCGCGACATCTTGGTCACGCCGATCATCTGCTTGGGCCCGCTGGTGATCTCGCCGGTCGCGGCGTCGGTCACGCTGGCCCCGGCGGCCGGGTTCTCACCGAGGAACGTGACGGTCGGCGCCCCGGTCTCGCGCGGGTACGTGAGCGCCCCGGTGAGGCCGGTGTTGAAGTTGGCGCCCAGACGGTTCAGCACCGTCTGCGCCTCGAGGAGCTCGACCAGCTGCATCGTCTGCTGGCCCACCCACTCGAGGCCCTTGCCGGCCGTCTTCGAGTCCATCGAGCGGCCCTCGAGCTTGCGCTCGTGGGCGTCGAGGATCTCGCTCTCCGAGCGCAGGTCGAAGGGCACCAGGATCCCGCCCCGCGACTGCCAGGCGGGCGGCAGCTGCTTCTCGAGGGCCTTGTGGACCTCGAACTCGAGGCCGTCGCGCTGGACCTGGCCGCGGCCCTGCATGCCCATGAGGGCGGCCCGGCGGAACGAGTAGGCCCTGCGCTCCTTCCGGTTCATGCCGTCGATGGCCTCGGAGCTCGGCGTGCGCAGCTGCTGGGCGCGGCCCTCGGCCACCAGCTCGTCGAACAGCGTGGTCTTGACCTGGTCGAGCGTCATCCCTCGCGAGATGAACTCGCTCGCGCGCTCGCCGGCGCCGCGGGCCATGCACAGCTGCACGATCGCCGCGGTCTCGTCGTTGCGCGCCTTCGCTTGGTCCCGGCCCACTTCGACACCGGGCGCGGCGGGAGCCGGCGCGGCGGCGGAGGCCGGCGGGGTGGTCGTGGTGGGTCCGTTCATCGGCGTTTCCTCCTGGCTGCGGTGCTGCGTGATCGCCGGAGTGACGTCCTCGACCTCGAACTCCTCGAGGCCCTCGGAGCGCTCCTTGCCGGCAACGGGATCGGCCGGGATGGCCACGTTGGAACCCTCCCGGGGCTGCCACTTCGTGTAGCGGACGACCGTCGGTTCGGCCTCCTTCGTGGGCTCGGTGATGGTGCGCGCGACCGGGGCCCAGCCGACGGAGAGGTACGGGCGGGTGGGGCTGCCCGAAGCCCAGTCGCGCTTGACGCGCAGGCCGTCCTCGCTCAGCGCCTCGTCGGTGGCGAACCGGGCGACGCCACGGAGCTTCCCGCCCTTCACCTCGAGGTCGGTGATGATCCCGAGGTGGTAGCGGGGGTCGGGCGAGTAGCTGCGCATCGGGCCGCCATGCTCGAGCATGAAGCTGATGCCGCGGCTCGCGAACGACAGGTCGACCTCGCCCTCGTTGTGGCCGAGGATCTCGAGGTAGCCGAAGCGGCTGACGGGGGTGTCGCTGCTGAGGACGATGTCGTAGGCGTCCTGCTCGGGCTTCTCGGTGCCGTCTTCGGCGCGCACCATGTGCGGCCGGACCTCGAGGGTCTCGAACCGATGCTGGAGCGGCAGTCGCTTGGGCAGCGCTGCGGGTCTGGTGGCGGTCGCGGTCATCAGCGGAGCCCTCCCGAGAACGGTTCCAGGTCCGAGACCCAGACCCAGTCGTTGAAGACCTTCTTCGCGCCGTCCGGCCAGCTGCAGGCGTGCTCGTTGGCGACGTTGGAGCCGCGGACGAGCGAGGCGATGGCGTGGTAGCCGGGGCGCTGCGGCCAGGGGCCGGCGTAGGGGCCGCCGAGACTCACGGCGGGCACGACGAAGACCGAGGTCGCGACGTTGAACGTGTGGTGGTAGTAGGAGCTGGCGTCGATCAGGTAGAACTTGCCGAGGTCGGCGCCGGCGAGGTACTCCATGTTGAGCCCGGCGTGGCTCTCCTGCTTCCAGCGCCAGAGCGGGGCGGCGGGCTCGTCGCGGGCCCCGAGCAGCTTGATCGAGCCCAGGCGCTCGCCGGCCCACGAGACCTGCAGGTAGCGCTCGCCGATCTCCCAGCCGGCCGGGGTGGTGGCGTAGGTCGAGATCGAGCCGCCCGTCGAGTAGGAGAGGCCGACGTTGCTGTTGGTGGCGGTCGGGTTGTAGAGGATCGCCCGGGTCTTCCCCTTGCAGTAGATCGCTGCCAGCGCGTCCGCGCGCGGGAGCCCGCCGTTGCCGGCGCGCGTCCACTGCCTCGGGCTCCAGTCGTAGAGCGCTGGGAGGATCGAGTAGTCAACCTTCCCCGGGAAGCGGGTCTCGAGCGCCGTCCAGCCGTTCTCGATGTTGCAGAAGATCGAGCCCGAGTCGGCGGCGCAGTTGGGCGGGTACTCGGTCTGGCCCACCGGAAGCGCGGTGCGGGTGTTGTTGATGCCGAAGGGATCGCGGCAGAGCCCGGCGCCGGCGGCGCGCGACGTCGAGGCTGAGAACGTCCCCGAGACGGCCATCATGCCGACCCGAACGCGCGTGAGGTTGTCCAGATAGGCGAGGCTCGCGGAGCCGCGCGCCGAGTAGAGGCTGTCGGTGTGAGGCTCGGCGTAGGCGGTCCAGCGGGCGCCGAGGGCGTCGACCATGGAGAGGCCCGTACCGTAGTTCGCGCGATCGCAGCTGTCGGCCACGGCCCCGTCCGGACAGTTGACGCCGCCGCCGTGGGTGAGCTCGATGCTGCCCACGGGCTTGCTCGTGAGGTTGACGCCGCGGACGGCGAACGCCCGCTTCTTCGTCACCCCTGGGCGGTTGGGGAAGAGCGCCCCCCCGGGGACGGTGCGCGAGGTGAAGCTGTCGGCGAGCGCGAGCACCGTCTGGATCGCCCAGCGATCGCTGAGGCCGCCGGCGCCGGCGTAGCAGAAGAACAGCGGGGCCGGGTCGTTGGCATGGCGCATGACCATCCAGCCGACCACGCTGTCGGGGTACTGGGCGCCGCCGTTGCGGAGGCTGTCGGGATCGACCACCGCGTTGGCGGCGCCGCCCGCGCTGGCGCCGTTGCTCGCCGGCGTCGTGCTCCAGCCGATGATGGGTCGCCAGATGCCGGTCGCGCTGCTGGTGACGTAGGAGCGCGCGCTCGCCGAGCTGATGGCCGGCTTCACCGAGCCGTACATGTTCTTCCAGCGGTTGGCCGGGTTCTTCGTCGAGTAGAGGCAGCCCCATGCGAACACGGCCGGGTAGGCGTAGGAGTCCGAGGTGCCGGTCGAGTCGCTGCCCGAGTTGCTGGCGGTGCCCGAGGCGCCCTCCGGGTAGAAGAAGTAGACCTGCGGCTTCGACGGCCACGTGGCGCCGTTCAGGTGGAGCGGCCAGTTGTAGGTCGAGGGGTAGAGCGGCTGGTAGCGGAGCGTGGCCGCGATGTGGATCGTGATGTCGTACTGCTCGGTCCCCCGGCTGGTCACGAGCTGGGCGTCGCCGGCGTTGGCGGTGGTGACCGCCGTCCACGGCACCTCGCGGAACGCGCCCCTGTGCTGGCGGAGCGCACCGATCACGTTCATGCGCAGCAGCTGCACGTTCTGCTGGTCGGTGGCCGCGGTATTCTGGCGCTCCTGGATGACGAGGCCCCCGAGCCCCGCGCTCGCCGGCGGGGCGGGCAGCGTGGCGGCCGCGAGGAGCATCGCGGCGAGGGTTCGGGCGGTGAAGACTCGGCTCATCATCGGTAGCCGTAGAGGTCCATCTTGTAGACCGTCTGGACCGCGACCGAGTGCACGGTGCCGTCGGCCTTGTAGACCCGAAGCGATCGGATCCGCACCGAGATGCCGTCGGCGGTGAAGTTGTCGCTGCACTTGGTCGGCGTGAGCGGCACCCACATCGCGCGCGGGTACCCGTGGTGGACGAGGGTCATCGGGCGCTCGTTGAGCATGACGTCGTCGACGTCCCAGACGCCCTGGTTCATGAACTTGAGCGAGCCGATCGAGTCGGCGGTGCCGAAGGCGGCGTCGTCGGTGTCCCGAGAGCAGACGACGCTCCAGGGGTGGGTCGAGAGCGAGTCGTTGTTGTCGGTGGTGTGGCCGCGGACCTGGAGCGCCATCACCACGGCCGCGGCGGAGTCGGCATCGAGCGTGAAGTGGAACGCGCCGAACCAGCGGGTGGCGCCGGCGGCCGCGTAGACCGCGCTCGAGTCGGGGACCTCGCCCGGGGACCTGCGCGACTGGATCACGGCCGGGTGGAAGTAGATGTGGCCCTGCTCGGGGTTGGTGAGATAGGTCCAGGCGCCGTCGACGTCGTTGCCGGGCGCGAGGTGGCGGAGCGAGTCCGGGGGGTTGATGACGAGGTTCTGGAGACCGGCCCTGGCGTTCACGTCCCCCGGCCACGGCTCGTTCTTTGCCTTGGTGCGGTCCTGGTAGACGGGGAGCCCGGTCTGGGCGAACGAAACGAGCGGTGCGAGCGTCGCGAGGACGAGTGCGATCAGGGTCGCCGCCGTGGTTGTCGTGCGTCCGCGCGCTGCACCGCTCGAAAACTGGAACATCGTCGGGCCCTCCGCCGCGTGATCGAGTTCGTGTCGACCTCGTTCGCAACGTACCCCGGCGTGCCAGCTCGTCAATTACAGAATCTCTGTAATGGACAGGCTGGAAATCTCGGCGATAGTCCGGGCCATGGCGACCGTGTTGACGCAGATGCCGGAGCACTTCGCCGCCGGCACCACGCTCCAGTACCGGAAGACCTACGCCGACTATTCGGGCAGCAGCGGCTGGGTCGTCACGCTCCACCTGGCGGGCCCCAAGGTCGCCAGCGACCAGGGAAACGATCTGGGCGGCGGCGTGTGGGAGTTCGCGGTGAGCTCGGTCAACACGGGCGCGCTCACCGCCGGCGTCTACCGGTGGGTCGAGCGCGCGGTCAACTCCGGTCTCTCCCAGACCGTCGACCTGGCCTCGGGGCTCGTGACGGTGACGCCCGACCTCGCCCAGGCGAGCGACGGCTCGGCGCAGTCGTGGGAGGAGAAGATGCTGGCCTCGGTCAACACCGGCATCGAGGCCATCGTCAGCGGCAAGATGGCGAGCTACCAGGTGGCCGGGCGGGGCGCCGAGTACCTCAGCCTCGAGGAGCTGACGAAGCTCCGCGGCGAGCTGGTGGCGGCCGTGCAGCGCCAGCGCCGCGGCGGGCGCCCCGGCAAGCAGCACCTGATCAACTTCCGGAGGGCAGGGTGACGACCGTGCGCCGATCGTTCCTTGGACGAGTTGCGGATGCGATCCACGCGTTCGAGGGCGGCGGGCGCTCGGGCGCGCGCGGCCGCGTGCGGCCGCGGAGCTTCAAGGGCGCCGAGGTGTCCCGGATCTATTCCGACTGGGTGGCGAGCCTCGTCTCCTCGCACGACGAGCTGCGCGGGGACCTCCGGACGATCCGGGCGCGCGCGCGCGAGCTTTCGCGGAACAACGCCTACGCCGGACGGTTCCTCGAGCTGGTGACGACCAACGTGCTCGGGCCTTTCGGACCGCGCCTGAAGGCGCAGGCGCGGAAGAGCAACGAGGACCTCGACAAGGAGCTCAACCTCAAGATCGAGGCCGCGTGGCTGGAGTGGTCGCAGGGGCCGGTCACGGCCGACCGGACCATGTCGTTTCCCGAGCTCCAGACACTGGCGCTGATGACCACCGCGCGCGAGGGCGAGAACTTCCTGCGGCGCGTCCACGATCGGTCGTTCACGCACGGGCTCGCGCTGCAGGTGATCGACCCCGACCTGGTCGACGACTCCTACACCCTGCAGGGGCCGCGCATGAACCCCGAGATCTACCTCGGCGTCGAGGTGGACTCGCTCGGGAGGCGGCTCGCCTACCACGTGCTTGACTACCCCTACGGGCCGGGCTACGCCGGCCGCGGGCGGATTCGGGTCCCGGCGAGCGATGTGATCCACGCCTACCGGGTCCACCGCGCCAACCAGATGCGCGGGGTGACCTGGATGGCGCGGTCGATGGCGCCGCTCAAGGACGAGGAGCGATACGCCCAGAACGAGCTGGTGGCCTCGGCGGCCGGCGCCGCCAAGATGGGGTTCATCACCAACGAGGCCGGCGGCGTCGGCGCGGTCACCACCGACCCGATCACCGAGGGCGAAGCGGCCAGCAGCGATGGCAGCGGGACGAGCGGCGGATCCAAGATCGCCGTGGATGCGGAGCCGGGCTCGATCTGGGAGCTCGACCCCGGTCAGGCGTTCGAGGGCTGGTCGCCGGACCATCCGTCGACGGCGTTCGGTGCGTTCACCAGCGCGATCCTGCGGCGGTCGGCGAGCGGGTTCGACGTCGGCTACGAACCGCTCACCGGCGACTACTCGCAGGTCACCTACCTGAGCGCTCGCGCCTCGCAGCTCGTCGAGCGCATGGTGTGGGCGAAGCTGCAGCACTGGTGGATCCGGGTGTTCCTGCAGCCGGTCTTCGACTGGTGGCTCGAGGCCGCCTGGATGTCGGGCGCCCTGCAGCTGCCGGGTGGCGACTGGCGCCGCTACCGGAACGTGATCTGGCGGCCGCGCGGGTGGCGCTGGATCGACCCGTCGAAGGACGCCGCGGCCGCGCGCGAGATGCTGGGGCTCAACCTCACCACGCGCACGCGGCTGCTGGCCGAGCAGGGCGAGGACTTCGAGGACCTGCTCGAGGAGCAGGCCGAGGAGCTGAAGCTCGCCCGGGAGTACAAGGTCGAGCTCACGACGCCGGACTCCCCGTCCGGTGGATCCGGGCCGCGCACCCCGCGCGATCCGGACGATGACGAGGATGAGGGCGAGGAAGAGGATCCGGACGACGCGCCCTACGACGCCGACGCGCGGAAGAAGCGTGAGGCGCGGAAGAACGGGAACGGGAAGCGCGGTGCGGGGCGGGTGTTCGCCCGGAGCTGAGCCGGCGACGTTGGCGCAGGAGACCTAACGCTCGGGCGACGTTGCGGTGCCTATCTTCTCTGGCCCCGATTCGAAGAGTCCCGGGAAGTGCTTGTTTGCGCAGGATGGCGGGATTGCGAGCACGCCGGCAACCTTCTTCGCAACTCTGGCCCGCTCGCTCCCCTTCGCATCCGCGGGCCGGCGCGGGGCCCCGGTCCCCTTTGAGAACTTGGTGGTCGCCCCCGCGCGCGTCACCAGGATGGAGTGCGTGGTGACTCTCATCCTCGCATCCGGTGCGCAGTCCTCGATCATCCGCACGATGTCGGAGATCTCAACCTCGCGGCCCACGCTGTACGACCGCCAGCCTCAGGCAGCCAGCGGGAGAGCGCGAACTTCCTGCTCGACCGCAGCCATGGGCTTGAACTTCAGCGTCTCGATCGACTCGATCTTCAGACTCGACTCGGTCCAGATCTTCCGGGGCAGCTTCTTGAAGGGCTCCTCGATCTCGGAGCCTCCAGCGATACGGCTCAGCGCGGCGACCCAGTCCGCCTCTGCGGCGGCATCGGTCTTGAAGAACATCCCGGCCTCTTGCTGAAAGGCGGCGAGGTCGCGACACCCCTCACAGATGTCGTCGAGCGTGCGTCGGAATCCTGCGGCGAATCGTTCGAACGCGACCGAGGGGCCGTCGCCGGCCTCGATCAGGCCGCCGGGCTCGACGCCATTGCACCACCACTCACCCTCGTCGAAGTTGATGACCGTGCGACCGTTCGCTGTCACGATCGCCTCGAACGATGGACCTCGGACGACATGTCGGAGCGTGAACAGAATCGGGTAGTCGGCCATGGGATCCTCCTTGGCGGATGTTCTGGGTGCTACGGGTGATTGCAAGGGCCACCCGAACGCGCCAATCAACGACTTCCTGGGGAAGCTTACTCTTGAGGCGGCCGTGAAGGCTACACCGGAACGGGATCCCTGTCGATAGATGCCCCTGTGAACGGGGAGGCTGGACCCGGAACGCCCTGACAGGCCTAGCGTTTCACCCGGCTCATCCAGCCCCCGCGCGGGGCGCCGGTGAGGGGCCGGTTGGGCTGCGGCGGCCGCGGCTTCCCTCCCGCCGGCGCCGGCGGCGTCTCGGGCGGCGGCTGGTTGAACAGGGCGGCACGCCGGGCGAGGTTGCCGCGGACGACCGGGCCCAGGATGTCGAGGCAGGCGAGCGCGTAGACCTCGCAGTCGAGGGGTTCGTTGCGGGAGCGGATCTTCTCCCAGACCATCTCGCCGCTTCTGGGGATCCGCTTCTCGGCGGTCAGGCCCTCGACGTATTCGAGCGGGGTCCAGTCCGGCAGATGCATGTAGCCCGGGCCGGGGCGGGGGATCCTGAGCCTCGAATAGACCTTCTTCTTCCCGGTGTCGGTACAGAGCGACCAGACCTTGCAGTTGTAGCGGTTCTTCTTGGACATGCTGACGACGAGCGGGACGCCCACCTGCTTGCCGCCCTGCACGGCGCACACGCGTTGCTCGAAGCCGTCCGGGAACCTGCGCGCCTCGCGGGCCTTGCAGAACTTGTAGACGTTGTCGGGCTCGAAGCGTGCGTCGACGGCGACGCCCTCGATCCGGATCTCACGGCCGCTCGCGTGGCGGAACGTCGTGCGCAGGTACTGGTCGAGCTCGAGCCAGATCTCGTCGCGCGAGGTGTCGCCGGGGATCCGTTCCCAGTCGATCAGCCACGACTCGTCGCCGGCGCCGTAGCCCTTGACCACCACCTCGAGCCAGCTCTGCTGCTTGTCGACCGCGGCGATGAGGATGCCGACGCCGGCGGGGACCCGCACGCCCTTCCCGTAGACCTCGACGAGACCGCCCGAGCCGTCGGGCTTGTAGGGCCGGAGCAGCTCGTGCGGCTCGGCGACGCGCTCGGCGCGCTCTTCCCACGGCTCGCCGGCGCGCTGGTTGACCCAGATCTGGTGGGTGGTCGGGTCGTGGTGCTTGTCGACGAACTCGCGCGCCATCTGGCCCCACGTGAGCCAGTCGGATGGCGAGTAGACCGAGCTGAGGTGGTAGCCGGTCGTGATGAGGTCCTGCGGCGTCGGCGTCCGGGTCGGGCGCCACTCGGCGCGGTCGAGCATCTGGGGCTTCCACGTCTCGTCGATCAGCTCGCCGCAGCCGCTGCACAGCATGCGCGCCTGCTCGGGCGGGTCCTCGCCCCAGAAGATCGAGTGGTGGTGGCCGGTCGAGGCATCGAACCAGTCCTTGCCGTTCCAGGTGAGGTAGTCCATGTGGCCGCAGGCCGGGCAGGGGAGGTATTGCTTGCGCACGTCGGTCTTCATCAGCTCGCGGTAGATGCGGGAGCGGCCGCGGACGCTCGGCGGGCCGGTGATGTAGATCTTCCGGCGCCGGCCGTAGGAGCTGCAGCGGAGCTCGGCGTGGCCCAGCGGATCACCCTGGCCCTGCACGTCGTCGGGCCACTGGTCGACCTGGTCGCAGAGCACGAGGCGCACGGTGCGGTTGCTGAGCGCCGAGACGGACTGGGCGCCGACGATGATGAGGCGGCCGCCCGGGAATTCCGTGTAGTCGATCGTGGCACGGCCGTCGCGCGCCTTCGATTCGGCCACCCGCTCGCGCAGCGCCGGGGTGTTCCGGAACATCGGCTTCACGTTCTCCTTCGACTGCGCCTTTGCGTCAGGGTTCGTGGGGAGCACGAGGAGGACGCCGGCCGGGGCGCAGACGATCGCGTGGCCGAGCGCGTTCTTCCAGACCTCGGAGCCGCCGATGCGGGCGGGCTTCATGAACACCACGCGCTGGACCGGGCTCGAGGGCGACAGGTCGTCCATGATCTGGCGCAGGTAGGGTGTGCGGCTGGTGCGCCAGGGGCCCGGGACGGCGGACTCGTCGCTGCCGACGTAGCGGTCGCGGTCGGCCCACGCGGACACGGTCAGGATCGGGTCGGGCTTCATGCCGAGGGCGTAGGCCTCGGCGTAGATGCGGCGGGCCTCGCTCATGCGGCGGGCGGCGTGAGCGCGCGCCGGGCGATGCGGGTGCCGATCGCGGCCGCGCGCTCGGGGTAGTGGCGCTGGATGTAGCGCGCGCCGCGGCGGCGGTTGTCCGCGCGGCGGCGCCGGCGGGCACAGGTCTCGCAGAATCGGGCCCGGTGGCCGGCTAGGAAGCGTTCGCCGCAGTCCCGGGTCTCGCACGTGTGCCAGCGGTACCAGCGGCCGGCGGTGCGTTTCGTGGGCCGGCGGCGGCCGAGGGTGATCTCCTCGAGGCGCTTCTTCTCGCCGGGCCAGAGGCCGCGCACGGCACGGCGGATCTCCCGGCGGCGCTTCAGGCGGATCGCGCAGTCCCGGGTGCGGCAGGCGGGGTGCAGCACCTGGTTGCGGGCGGCGTTCTCGATCGGGCGGTGGCAGAACCGGCAGGGCCGGACGTAGTCCCTGCGGTACTTCCATGCGGTCATCGCGGGCGCCCCGGATAGGGGCCGCGGCCGGGGCCGGCGGCGATCCAGTCGCGGTGGGTGCGCGCCGCCTCGCGGGCAGCCGCGCGCGCGGCCGCGCGGTAGCGCGTCATGGCGTCGTAGAACTCGGCCGCCGGCAGCGCCTTGGCCCCGGCGGCGATCGCGCGGCCGCGCAGGTGGGGGCCGAGGTCGAAGAACGGCGTCAGGCCCTCGCGGGTGACGAGGCTGTTCCCGGGGGCGCCGATCGACTCGGCGAAGCCGAGCAGCTCCTCGAGGCTCCCGTCCGAGATCATCCGGCAGCAGGCGCCGTGCTTCCACGAGCCGGCGCGGGGCTTCAGGGCGTCGACGTAGATCATGGCGCGGGGGCCGGGGGCGGGCTCTTCGCCGGCGGCGCCGGCGGTGAGGGCGCGCTCGCGTCGGGCGGCGCGGGGGCCGGGGGCGTGCTCGCGGCCGCGGCGGGCGGCGCCGGCGGCGCGTCGCCGAGCGGGTCGCCGGAGATGGCCTCGCAGAGCCGGCGGGACTCGGTGACCAGGATGGCGTGCACCTCGAGGTAGCTCTTCTCGGCGAGCGCGCGCGCCCAGTTGTCGGGGATGGCGAGGATCTCGTCGCGGGTCTTCCGCGCGGCCGCGAAGCCGGCTTCCTCGACCTCCTTGACCGGCACCAGCTCGCGGTTGAGCTGGGCCAGCTCCTTCTCGGCGAGCTGGGCGAGGGCGTGCTCGCGGCGCGCCTTGGACTCGTAGAGCTTGGGCATGCGGCCCGCGGGCGTCGGGCCCGGGGCCTGCGCCGCGGCGCGGGCGGGCCTCCGAGATGCCGGGCGGCGGTCCTTCGAGGCGTCGTAGTTCCCGTCCCAGGCGCGATCGGCCCGGCGCACGTCGATGCGCTTCGAGCGCGTGAGGAACGGGATCTTGCCGGACGCGATCGCCCGGCTCACCGCGGAGCGCGAGACCCTGCGGTGCCGGGCGTACTGCGCCTGCGTCATCCCCTCGAGGGCGTCGCGTCGCGACTGCCCCCCGCGCTTTCGCTTGGCCATGATCAGAATCCATGATACGGGCGCGCCGTCTCATCCCTGCGAACCGTCCGCAGCTCCCTGGCCGGATCCCACCAGCCGCGCGCCCGCTCATGCACGTCGAGAGTCCCTCCGGGTCAGACCAGGCCTCGAAGGGCGCGCGCGGCGTTGGCGGTCATCACCGCCTCGCGGACCTTGCGGATGGCGGCCGTCTGGTCGGCGCACCTGGGGGTGTTGGCCTTGATGGCCCGGACGAGGTCCTTCGCCTTCTCCCGGATCGCGGTGTAGGCCTCGCGGTCTTCCGGGGTGGGCGGGTGGTACGTGAACACCTCTCGCAGCCAGCGCTCCTCGGTTGTCTCGGGGTGGCCGGCGGGAGCGGTTTCCGCGGCTCGCCCGTCGACGGTCGGCGGGGGCGGCTGCGTCACTGAGCCGCCCTGGGGCGGCTTGGGGTTCACCGGGCCGGACGTTGGCTGGTAGCCCGACCCCGGGGGCGCGGGACGCCAATTCTCCCCGCGCGCCTCGGTCGTCTTCGAGGGGCCTGCCGCAGCGGTTTGAGCCGCGACTGGCGCGGGCCCGTGGCTCTCCTGCGATCCTGACATCGTGGTCTCCTCCTGTTGCGCGAATTCGCGCAATTACGTGCGCAACACTTTTCAGCGAGGCCCATCCGGCCGGCTGTTCATGCGGTCGCGCGCGGTGTCGTGTTGCGCACGAGTGTTGCGCGCACTTCTCGAAAAGCGCTCGCGCAACACTCACGCTGGCCGCTGTTCATGCGGTCGAAGTCGTCTTTGTGTTGCGTAAATCGAGTGTTGCCTCAAATCCGGGGGTCGTAAGTGAGGGGGCGCCGAGGTCGCCGGTACCCGTGAGCGCCGGCCAGGAAGGACCCGCGATCGCGGCCGCGACCCGATCGGCCTCGCGCCTGCAGCCCACGCACTCCCAGTCGTTCAGCGTTGCGTTGTAGAAGGCCCGCGGGGGCTCGGGCTTGGGCCCGGGCGGGGCGGACCGCGGGATCGCCCTGAAGCAGAGCCTGCACGTCTGCGACTTTGGCACGAAGCCGACGGCCGACCAGCGGCCGGGCTCTGGGGTGATGGGCGGGCGGGACGGGCCGGGTGCCGCTGGTCCCCGGACACCGCCCCTCTCGCATGGGGTCGCACCCGAGCCAGAGTAGTGAGCATCGCAGCGGCCAGCGGTTCCGCGCTGCGACTCTTGGCCATCGAGGACGCTCGGACTCTCGACGGCTCCATGCCTGTGCACCGGGCTGACGAGCCCCGGCAGAGACCCCTGTGGGTTCATGGTCATCGCGGGAACTCCCGCCACTCGCGCCCGTCGAGCAGGGCGCCCGCCCGCTTCTTCCCCACGCGCTCCATCAGCCACGCGTGGGCGGCCGGCTGGTAGACCGGGCCTGTGCCGTCGTGCAGGTAGCCGTCGACGTCGAGCGCGAGGAGCTCGCCCCTGCCGTCGTCGAGATCCTCGTCGCCCTGGTACAGATCCCGGACAGGCTCCCACTCGCCCCACTGCTTGAAGAAGAACGGGACGCCGGCGTCCACGCACTGGTTGCGCAGGCCTCGGGCCCAGTCCGGGTGCATGGGTCGAGCACGTGGCCCGCTCTCGCCGCCGCAGATGACCCAGTCGAGGCTCAGCGTCTCCCCGAGATTGACCGGCCCGAGAAGCGGCTCGCAGCTGAGGAACCGCACTGCCGCCGGCGTCTCGAGCAAGAGCGGGACGCGCTCGTTGGCGGCCGCCTGGTTCTCCACGCTCACCCCGAGCCAGACGTTGGGCAGGGGCCACTTGTCCACGGTGAAGCGCAGATCGGTGGGCCCCGGGCTACGCCCCACGACCTGCGCGGTCCATGCGTCAGCGATCGCGAGCTGCCGCTCGAGGGACAGGTAGGCGCGCATCCTCTCCGGCCGCTTGGTGAGGATCTGGAACGTGTGCTGGGGGCAGCGGGCCATCACGGCGAAGATGCGGTCGATGGTCTGGTCGGTGAGCTTCTCGTGGAACAGGTCGCTCATCGAGTTCACGAAGATGCGGCGTGGCTCCTTCCATCGCAGTGGATCCTCGAGGTGCTTCTCGATGAGGCGGACCTCGCCGGTCCAGCGCGGGCCGCCCGGGGTCGAGCGTGCGAGGCCCTCGTAGGGCAGGCCGGGGCCTGAGAAGCGAGCGGCGACGGCCTCGGCGTAGCACCGGGTGCATCCCTCGCTCACGCGCGTGCAGCCACGCACGGGATTCCAGGTGGCGTCAGTCCACTCGATGGCGGAGCGGTCGCTCATGACCCCGCCTCACCGCTGGGTCGTGCGCTCGAAGGGAGTAGGGCCGCGCGGGCTATGGCCACGATGTCGTCGTAGATCTGCTCCACAGTCGCCTCGGGCTCACCGATGGGATCGAAGGCGATCTTGTGTAGCACCGCCCGCAGATCCTTCGCGTCGGACTCGGTGCGCTTGACGGCGCTCGTCAGCTCAACGATGGACTGCTGCGGATCGCACGCACCCGCGTACTCGTGGCGGCCAACGCCAAGAGCATCGGCCACGACGTTGATAAACTCCTGCGGGGAAAGCGTGTCGGCCGTCGCCGCGATGTGTTTGAGCGCGGTTTCCATGCGCTCGGCGCGGTCAGCCAGCGTGCGGACCGTCTCGCGGGCTTCTGGGTATGGAAGGCCCGTGATGCCAGCTTCGTTGAGCGCCGCCACCAACGGATAGACGTGCTCGCTCCAGTTGACTCCCTGCGCACCGATGATGCTGTTGCGAATCTCGTTGATCTTCTTCAGCGCGGCCAGCGCCTCGTCGCGCCCGGGGCTCGGCGTGTCACGCTCGGCGAAGACGGTGCGGCCGTAGTGTGCCCACGCGTGGCTGGCACAGACTTCCCGCGTGTTCCGAGCGACTGGGTTTCCATCCGGACCGAACACGGCAAAGTAGTCCCGTGACTGCGCGAGTCGATACCCCGGCGGCAGTTCGTCCATCGGCCCGGGCGGGGCGTGGTCAGCGTGTGCGGTCACGGTGCCGCTCCTTCTTCGGTTTGCATGCGTGCTCCTTGGCGGTTCGGGCGCAGGCGGCGCGAGCTGCGTCGCGGGTGCCTCCCGTCCCCACGAGATCGGCGCCGCACCACAGGCACTCCTCGGTACAGCGGATCAGGTCTCCATCGGTCTCGAACTTCACCTCGCCCCCCTCTGCGGCATCGTCCCCGGCGGCGTGAGCTTCGCCGCGAGCAGGCGGTTGCCGAGCTCGCTGTGCAGCGCGAGCACGAGCAGGATCCACAGCCAGACTCGAATCACGTGGGCCTCCCTTCCGCCGCCGAGGCCTGCAGTGCGCGCTCGGCGGTCTTCCTCTCCCGGACGATCGCGCGGTCGATCTCGACCTCGCGAGGGGCGACGATGCCCAGCCTCGCCTGCCCGCCCCGGATCGACACGAGCATCACTTCGACGTCCTCTCCGATCATGACCCGCTCCCCGTACTTCAGCGTGAGCACCAGCACCGTCTGTCCCTCCGTGGATCCCTGAGCTTCATCCGTGGACGCGAGACCTCGGCCTCGGTCAGCTGCCGGGCCAGCGATCGCCGAGCAGGCGGAGGCGATCGATGGTCACGTGGCTGATCAGCGGGAAGCCTCCACTGCGCCCCGCCTCGAGCTGGTCAGCCACCTGCCCGGGCGATAGGCCCTGCTGGGCGATCAGCTGGTAGAGCTGCACGTAGAAGGCCGCGTAGCGCTCGGCCTCGGCGTAGCGCTCGGCCTGGGAGCGCGGCAGGTTCGGGGCGGCGGCGCTGGCCACCTCGCGGACCTTGGCGACCAGCAGGCCGTTCAGGTTCGTCACTGGCTTGCGCTTGCGAAAGTCGATGGCCCAGTCCGCCCAGTGGGCGATCGGGACGACGTCCCCGAACTGGGTCTCGAGGCGGTCGATGAGGCCGTCCTCGCCGCCTGCCCTCCGGAACTTCTCGCGGATGTCGACGGTGCGCGCGGTCACGGTTGCACCTGCCCAACCGCCGCCAGGAGGCGTTTGACCGCCGCGCAGATTCGGCACTCAAAGCCTGGCGGCGACGGCGGGCATTCTGCCGTGTGAAGGATCGCCGCTTCGACCACGCCGAGCGTTGCCGCGCGGCCTTCCTCGGCGTTGCGGAACTCGCGCAGACCACCCGCCATTTTCAGCAGGTCCTCTTTCGTCAGCGAGGATAGGAACTCGGCAAGGCGCGCGCTCACGACTGCACCTCACCGAGAGCTTCCTCGGGCTCCAGCTCGGGCACGCGGGGCGAGGCCCCCCGCACCCGGCGCTCGAGCAGGGCCTCCAGCTCGTCGATCGCCAGCCCCGTGCGGAATCCCCAGACGGGCTGGCCACTGTCGCCGCGGCGCTCATCGAGCCAGCCGACCGTGCTGGTGGCCTTCCGGAAGTAGCGCTCGATCGTCTGCTGGCTGGCCCGCCCCACGGTCTGGTCGAGGTGCTCGGCGCCGGCGTCGATGGCGTCCCCCCGAGAGATCACCCCCTTCGCCTTCACCCAGCGGAACAGCCAGATCCGGTAGGCGGGCTCCATGATCAGGTTGGCCGCCTCCTCGACGCTCCCCCACCCCCTGCGGTCGACTCCGGCGTTCTCTCTCTCACTCACTCTCAAGGTCACCCGGGCACCGGAGGGGTGGGCGACGGCCCTGGGCCCGTTGAGGTTGGATAGGGTCTCGGCTGCACGCGCGTTGTAAAAGGCGAGGGTTGCCGGGGTCAGCAGGCGCTGGCCGCGGCGCGCGCGGTTGCCCTCGGCGGTGTTGCAGGCGCGGCAGAGCAGCACGAGGTTCTCGACCCGGTCGTCGCGCTTCCTGCCGTTCAGGTGGTCCATCGTGCGGTCGCGCACGGGCGTCTCCCTGCAGAGTTTGCAGATGTCGCCGTCCCGCGCGATCACCCGCTCTAACAGCACCGCTCGCTGCTTCTTCGTCATCCGCCTAGGCATGGGGGGCGCACCCCCGGTTCGTCTCGTCGATCATGTGCTCGCGAGCCTCCTGCTCGTTCTGCGTTCCCGTGTGGATCCGGTTCAGTGCAGCTCAGGGTTCTCCCGGCGCGCGCGTTCCTTGGCCTTCTCCTTCCCGGCGCGCGCGAGCGGGAGCACCTGCTGGGTGTCCTCGATCGAGATCCGCAGGTACTGACCCAGCTGCAGGTCCTCTTTCTGATCCTTGGGCGCGAGCAGCACGCCCTTGGAGTTCTTGTCGGTGGAGCCTTCCTTGAGCGGGGCGAACTCGACCTCCACGCGCAGGAGCTCCACCTTGGGCGCATTCTTTGGGTCCGGCGTGAACAGCCGGTGGCCCACGATCCGGGCGTTGATCGACTTCCTCATCGGGTCCCTCCCTGAATCCTGCTGCGGCGTGGATCGAGGTACTGCTCGAGATCGGTGGCGCTTCGGACGGTGAGGCAGAGGGCGCCCGCGAGCTCGAGGCGCTCCTTCATGCGGACCTGCGCCGGCGAGCGGCGCGCGTTGCCGGTCTTGCACTCGACGAAGAGCATCCGGCCCTGCGGTGGGAGCGGGCCGACCAGGTCGCCGAAGCCTCGCTGGCGCGGGTTGGTGCGCAGATCGAACCCGCCGCCGGCGCGCGGGGTGACGCGGGGTCCGGTGTGGATCGGCACGGCCGGCACGCCGTAGAGCGCGAGCAGGGTGATGCAGGCCTCGACGAGGGCCTCGTGGGCGCGCAGGCTGCCCTTCAGGACCTTCTTCAGGTCGCGCGCGTGGATCCCGGCCGGGCTCATCGGACGGGCTTCCCATTGCGGATGAAGCTGTTCCGGCTCACGCGCCGGCGGGCGTTCCCGTGGGTGATCTCGAGGAAGGTGACGGTCGCGGTGGTTACCTTCTCGACCTTCACCCGCTGCGGGCCGCGCAGCCAGACCGAGCCCACGACCAGGCGGCGCTCGAGGTCCTCGCGGAGGTCGTCGCCGCCGTAGCCCGGGGGCAGCGTGCGCACCGCGGCCGGGCCCTGGTAGGCGCCGTTGCCGGGCGGTCGCTCGAGCCGCCGGGCGATCGCTTCCGGGCTCTCCCGGTCGTCCGGGTCGCCGAGCTCGAGCGGCGCGGGCTCGCGCACCACGGCGCGGATGCGCCGCTCGGGCACGGCGGGCGCCGCGGCCGCCACGGCCGTCTCCCGGGTCACGACGGGTTCAGGCGCGGGAGCGGTCACGGCTTCCTCCCGAGGCTGGCTGGCTGGCTGGCTGGCTGGCTGGCTGGCACGTTGCGGGCTGTCCTGGTGGACGTCGGCGCCGTTGATCTGAAGGGACCTCCGCGGCATGCGAGACGGACGGGCCGACGGCTGCGCTCCAATCACGGCACGTCGCTTCGGCAGGCGTGATACCGAAAGCCTGCCCAGCACCCGTCCGATCTCGAGCTCGACGAAGTCCCGTACACGAGCGTGGATCTCTCCGAGCAACTCCTTGCGCAAGGTCGCGGTCGTCACGCGCGCGACTCCTCGGCCCACGTGGCCAGAACCAGCCCAAGCACGATGAGCCAGAGGACCGCGATCAGCACGAGGGGTAGTGGCAGGCCCGCCCGCGCCGCGGCCCGGCCGACCTGGCCGGCGGCGATCCCCAGGCCGATCGACTTGGCGATGCTCACGGGCACGGCTCCTGCCCCCCGCGCAGCCCCCACGAGCTGAAGAGCTCGCAGATGCGGGCGCGGCTCGCGCGCTGGATCACTTCCTGGTGCAGGGCGTGGACGTCGGCGGAGTCCGCCGGGCGGAGCCGCCAGCTGACCGGGAGCCCGTAGGTGCGCTGGAAGGCGAGCCCGAGGCCTCGCGCGGGCCGGCTGAGCCCCACGATGGTGTCGGGGAAGCCGGTGGCGACGATCGCCCAGTTGCTGGATTCCGCGCGGTTGCCCCGCAGGTCGATGGCCACCAGCCGGTAGCGGCGCGAGGTGTGGGTGGCCACCGTCTGCGAGACGTACAGCGAGCAGGCCTGCCCGGCCGGGGCTACCGGAACGCCCTCGACTCCCTGGGCCCGGTAGATGCGCACGGAATCCCACGAGACCCCGTTGTGAGCCTCCATGCGGTAGCGGCCGACGCCCGAGACGGTCTCGCCGGGGCCGCCCAGCGAGTCGGCGGGGGCGGTGAAGCGGAACTTGATCCACTCGGCCGGGTGGACGTCGGCGGCGATCAGGAGCAGCCAGGCCATGAGCGCGCCGGCGATCGCGAGGCGGAGCGTGCGGGTCGTGGTCAC